CTTAACGCGGGTGTTTTGCCGCCGGAGTATCTCGGGTACTCCGGCAGGCTGAAATCGCTCCTGGCGCGATTCTGGGCCTCGGCTGTTGCCGGGGCCTTTTTTCGTTCCGGGGGGTGCTGCGGGGGTGGCCGGTCAGTAGAGGACGACGGCGGCGAGCGGCTGGGTGGCGGGGGACTTGTCGCCGGCGTCCGGGAGGACGTCGGGGAAGATTGCGGCGAGCTCGTCGATGGTGGGGTCGTCGTCGGAGGCGTCGATCGGGGCCGGGTAGTCGGCGGCGAGTTCGTCGGGCAGGCGATGGTAGACGCCGATGATGGCGGCGAGGTCGGTGCGGCTCTGCAGGGGGCCGCGGGCGAGGTCGTGGCTGGCGGGGTACGGGTGCAGGGGGACGACGCCGGCGCGCAGCCAGCGGCGGATGTGGGCGGCGCCGGGGCCGGTGACGGTGCCGGACTCGTCGTCCCAGTCGAGGACGAGCGGGCCGGCGATGTCCGGGACGATGGGCTCGCAGGTGAAGCGGTGGATCATTTTCTGACGGGGCTCCAGTGGAAGAGCAGGCCGAGGGTGAGCTCGACCATCTCGCGGTCCTTAGTATAGAGGGTGCGGAGCATTTCGACGGGGGAAAATCCGCTTTTTCTGGGGACGGCGGCGCCGAGGACGGCCTGCATGGCGATGGTGATGACTTCGAGGGCGCGGTCGCCTTTGTGCCGGTAGATCTTGCCCTGGTAGGGGGTGATGTAGGCGTCTTCGCGGGTGACTTCGTCGGCGTGGTAGCCGGGGTTGCCGGTGAGGTCGCGCAGGCGCTTGATGGCGGCGCCCTCTGTGCGGCGGTCGTGGAGTTGCTGGTACCAGGCGTCGAGTGCGGGCAGGACGTGCTGCAGGCGGTGGGCGAACTCGTGGACGGCGACGTCGATGGCGTCCGGGGAGCCGAGGAGGATGTAGCCGGCGCCGTCCGGGACGGTGACGGGGCCGAAGCCGGGGATGCGGATGCGGGCGCCGGCGTCGCGGGCTTCGGTGCTGACCTGGTAGGCGCGGGCGCCGCGCTTGAGGCGGGTGTAGAGGGGGCCGGCCTGGTCGGCGGCGGCGGTCCAGGTGTTGGGGAAGAGGCGGCTGGCGGCCTTGACGAGGTCGGCGGCTTCGCCGCGCGAGGCGACGGCGCAGGGGGTGGAGATGCCGACTTCGGCTTCGAGCCGGGCGAGGAGTGCGGCGTGGAAGCCGCGCGGGTTGGCGGCGGCGCTGGGGAGGCTTTGGGCGATGCTGCGGCCGGCGGCGATGTAGTCGTCGAGGGTGACGGGGGCGTCGATCGCCGGGGCGGCGGCCGGTGGGGCGAGGAGTTCGGCGGCGCGGGCCTGTTTGTCGGCGAGCATGCGGTCGATGGCGGTCTTGCGCGCGGCCGGGGGGTAGTGGAAGGCGGGGTCGACGCCGGCGGGGATGCTCTGGGTCTGGCCGGTGCGTTGGTTGGTGTAGTCGAACCAGGTTTCGCCGGGGGCGCGGTCGGGGCGGGTCTTGCCGAGGCGCTGGAGCTGGCGATCGCCGAGCTGGATGACGCGGCATTTGCAGCCCCATGCCTTGACGGGGTAGTGGAGTTGCCACCAGGGGTCGTCGACGGGGAGGACGAGGCCGTCCCAGGCGGCGTGCTCGGGGCGCTCGTGGGCGCTCGGGGTGTGGTCGTAGAGGAGGTACGGGAGGGCGTCCTTGGCGGCCTGGATGCGCTGCCACTGGCCTTCGGCGTGGGCGGTGCGGAGGTTGGTGTCGTAGATGACCTTGAGGCGACGCGGGCTGCCGAGCTGGGCGCTGACGGTCTCGCCGGTCTTGGGGTCGACGACGTCCTGACGGCCCCACCAGCCGCGCTGGATGAGGTTGGGGCGCAGCTCGTCGCGGAACTGCTTGAGAGTGGTGCCGTTGGCGAGCGCGGCGTCGACGGCGGCACGGATGTCGACGAGGAGGTCGAGACTCATGGCCTTGGCGACGGTGAAGGCGGTCTGGTGCTCCTGCTGCCAGACGTCGCGGTAGTCGAAGCCGATCTTGTAGCCCTTGGCGCGGAAGTAGTCGATGGCTTCCTGCGGGGGGAGGAGCTTGAGGGTGATCATGGGGCCTCGGCGGGCTCCTCATTTCGGCCGTGATGTGGCAGGTTGCTCACTTCGTCTGCGTGCCGTATCGCGCGGTTGATTTCTTCCGCAGTGTTCAACGCCTCGATTTTTTCCACCTCTCTGTTCGCTGAGAACGTAAAAGAACATTCATCGAATGCCGCCTCTATCGCTAGGTCTTCGCATTCGTCATCGGCCACTTCGACAACAATCACTTCCCGTGTTGCCACCGTCACCTCGAACCACTTGGTCATTATTTCTCCTGTCTAGCGCCTAACGCGGCGCTCCTGTTACCGTTGCGGTAGGCGTCAGGTCCGGAATCGCGGAACTCGCCGCAGTGATGGTCCCGCCGCGTCATCACATGCCCTGCGCCTGGCGTCACGCTAGGCGCTTGAACGCCCAGCATCGCCACGCGCTCTGATCCAGATACAGGAGGCGCCTTAATGCACTCGCCCACCACAGCGTTGTAGTGCCGCCACCAATCGCAGCCGGCGCAGCATGGTCCGTGCTGGGCATAGAAGGCGTCGATCACGCGCTGACGACTAGCTGTCGCATTGAGCCGATGTTCAACGGCTGGATGCTTGGTCGTGTCCATCATGCACCGTTGCGGTAGGCGTTAGGTCCGGAATCGCGGAACTCGCCGCAGTGATGGTCCCGCCGCGTCATCACATGCTCTGGCCTGGCTCGGACTTCGACGTCACCGCTGAGCTTTGCGGTATGCCGAATGGCGGTCTGCTTGCAGCCCTGGGCATTGGCAAGCGTTTCCGCCGCATGCTTCGACAGCGGCTTGCTCTTTCGCTGCTGCAGTCGCTTCCTTGTCCATTTCAGCATGGCCTCCAGAGTGTCCGGTTTCATCGGCTCCTCAAAACGCGATGTTCTTCTTGGCTGCCTCGGCGCGCTCTGCGAGCGTGGGCAGATAGGCAAAAACCCATCCTTGGGAGACGATCCACAGGCACGGCCGCCGGAGCCATACGTCGTCGTGAATCATCCATCGCGGCAAGTCCAGCATGTAGTACGCGACCCAGTACCAGAATCCGTAGTAGAGCCAGTCGGCCCAGTGCTTCAGCGTCAGCATTTGCGTCTATCTCCTATGCCGGCCGTCCAGCTGCGTCCGCAGGAATACTGCCGCTGCGGATGCGTTGCGCTTGGCCCCACGGTTGCGCGGCGTGGTAGCGATCTGCTCAAGCACTTTCAGCGCAGTTTCCAGGCCGGCGGTCAGGGCGTCGATTTGCATTGCCTGCTCCTGGATGCGATCGGCGGCTTCTGCGATGGCGGCGTTGGCGACGTCGTCGTCGCTGATGATCGTCCGCGAGAGTTCTTGCATGGCGGCAATCAGGACCGCCGTGTCGGTGCGTCCGGGGGACTTCATGCGCCCTCCCCTGGCAAGCCGGAGATAGGCGCTTCGTTTCCCCAGGCCTCGAAACCGGGACGGGCCTGCCTGGCGAAGATGTCGATGCGCGGGCCGTCGCACAGTTCGGCGATCATGGCGTAGGCCTCGGCCGGTTTCTCGCTGTGGCGCTTTGGGCGTTTCCAATGGTGGGTCTGAACGGGGGCAGGCAGTTTCACGGCGGCGCCTGGCAGGACGCCGCGCAGGAGGAATTCGGCGTCGTGTCGCATCCAAAGCCCCAGGCCTGGCGGCTTTTGCCAGATGTGCAGGCCGGCGTAGCGAAAACCCCATAGCTCCATCAGTAGACCGGCGTCGGCCATCTGGCGACTTGGCACCCACATCCATAGGCTGGCGCCTTCAGCGGCAAGCCCCGGAATCCTGAGTGCGGCGATCTGGATCCCGGTCATGGTCTGGTACGGGATGACGACATTCCTGCCGCCCTTCAGGCTGCGCGCTTCGCCTGGTCCTGGCCACGGCGGGTCAATCACGATGGTCTTGTAGCGCTGTGGATCGGGGGTCACGGCGGGACTCGGATGTGTGGCGCTCATCATGCGCCCTCCTCTGCCCTGCCCTGCCCGGCACGGCGCGGCCGGCGACGTAGGCGGCGAAGAGGCCGCGGGCGAGGAGGTCGGCGACGGCGGTGGTGTCCATGCTGGCGATCACCTCGGGCAGGCGGTCGCGGAAATCCTCGAGGGTGGCGGCGTCGCGCGCGAGGCGGTCAATGGGGGTGAGCAGGCCGTCGACGGTGGGCTGCCATTCTTCGCCCATGAGGTCGGCGAGTTCGTCGAGGGCGTCGCGCTCGGCGGCCTGCCGGGCGCTCGCGGCGAGGGCGGCAAGCGCGGCCGCCGGGGTGTCGTCTGCCGGGTCGTCGGCGGGGTCCTGTGCCTGGTCGGCCGCTGGCGTGCCCGGCGCTGGCTGTGCGGGCGGCTTGCCGGCGGCGGGCGGATCGCCGCCGAGGGTGGGTTCGTCGTCGGCGGCTTCGGGGATGCGGAGCTTTTCGTGCACCCAGGCTGTGGGGATGCGGCGCATGCCGGCGGCGACGAGCTTGGGGAGACTATCGGCGTAGGCGGCGAGGTCTTCGGGCTCCGAGGTGTCGAAGATGAGGCGCGGGCAGCGGGCGAGGCTGTCGATGCCGCCGCGGTTGAGGGCGATGAGCGGGTAGAGGAGGTCGCGGGTGATGGTGGCGGCGAGCTGGCGGGCGTCGGCCTTGAGGATGTCCTGGCGGACCTGGTCGTGCAGGTCGGCGTTGCCGCTGCCGATGCCGGTGGACTTGGCTTCGGCGCTCATGGTCTGGCCGAGGATGGCCTTGCTCTGGCTGCGCTCGGCCCAGTCGATCATGGCGAGGTGCGGGGAGCCGGCGCCGCTGCCGGTGACGCTCTGGATCTCGAGTTCCATCTCGGCGGGCATGATGGCGCGGGCGTCGTGGCCGAGGGCGGTGACGGCACGCAGGAGGCTGGCTTTTTCGGCGTCGGTGGCGCCGGCGCCGTATTTGCCGGTGATGAGGGGCAGGCCGAAGGTTTCGAGGAATTCGGCGAAGTCGCCGACGGAGAAGGCTTTGTAGAGGAAGGGCCAGACGAGGACGCGGTGCAGCCCCATGCGGCCGAGGTAGCCGGTCTTTGCCTGGCCATAGGTGTGGGTGATCCAGCCGAAGGGCTGCAGGGGGGCGCCGTCGGCGCTGGCATCGCGCAGCCGCAGTTCGCTGCGGTTGCGGTCGAGGCGGAACCATTCCTGCGGGCGGGGGTGGAAGGCGGGCAGGAGGTCGCGGCCGCTCCTGCTCCATTCGAGTTCGATGGTGGCGAAGCCGTGGCCGACGGCGTCCATGCAGGCGACGAGGAGGTCTTCGAAGGGGTCGGCGGCGTCGGTGAGGATCTCGGTGAGCCATTCGGCGCTGGCTTTTTCGGCGGCGGTCGGGCGGCGCGGGGGTTCGATGGTCCAGTCGAGGCAGAGGGGGGCGCGGGTGCGCTTGCCCATCTCGGCGTAGAGGTGGGCGTCGCGTTCTTCCATGTCGGAGAAGAGGCGGTGCTGTGCCCAGAGGTCGCCATCATCGGCGGCGCGCAGGGTGGTGGCGAGCCGGGCGGGGCTCAATCCGGCGAGCTGGCTGGTGAGGTACTGGTTGTCGAGGGTGGCGATGCGGGCGGTCTGCGGTTCGCGCAGGGCGCCGGTGTCGATGGGGTTGCCGTGTTGGTCGACGATGCGGGGCATCAGAGCATCCTCCGGGTGGGGTAGTCGGCGTCGTCGCCGTCTTCGCCGGGGCTGCGGCGGGGGACGGACTGGAAGCCGGCGGTGACGGCGGTGGCTTCTGCGCGGCTGGCGGCGTAGGCGAGGAGGTAGGCGACGCCGGCGTCGCCGTGGCGCTGGGCGCCGTCCTGGCCGCGGCTGCGGGTGTCGGGCAGGAGGGGGATGCCCTTGATGATCTGGAAGGCGCGCAGGTCGTCGAGGTGGTCGGCGTCGCGGATGATTTCGACGGTGGCGTCTTCGAGGGCGGCCTTGAAGGGGGCGGTGTGGTCGCGATACCAGCCCTGGGTGAGCATGACGGCTTCGATGCGGGCGGCGCCCCATTTCTGGACGGCTTTTTCTGCGAGGTACTGGCCGTTGCCGCGGGCGTCGAGCTTGCCGGCGGTGAAGCGCGGGAGGCGCTCGCCAACGTAGAAGAGGGTTTCGCGCTGCTGGTCGAAGGGGCAGTTGCTGAGTTCGATGGCGATGGCGAAGCGGCGGCGCAGGGCCTGGGTGATCTGGTAGATGAGGAGGACGGAGAGGTCGCCGCTGCGGCCGAAGTCCATGCCGAAGCCGCTGCGGGCGGTGGGGTCGAGTTCGGCGAGGACGGGGCGGACTTCTGCTTCGAGCCAGTCGCGCATGTCGGCGGTGCGGATGTGCTCGGGCCAGGTGGTGTAGTCGCGCGCGGGTGGTTTCCAGCGGAGCACGGGGGCGTCGGCCATGCGGGCTTCGATGAGGGCGCGCGGGAGCCAGGCGCCGCCGCTGTGGTTGGGGATGCAGTCGAGTTCTTCTTCGGCATCACTGCCGTACTGGTCGTAGATGCCGGCGATCCAGGCGGCCTTGGCTGCGGGGCTGGGGGTCTGGCCGGTGCGCAGGCAGACGCGCTCGTAGAGTCCTTGATCGACGGCATCCTGGAAGGTGACGCGGTGGAGGGCGTATGGCTTCTTGCCGGCGCGGATGTCGAGGATGAGGGTGTTGAAGGGGTTTTCGGCGCCGTTGTGGGTGCTGATGATGTGGACCTGGCCGCCCCAGATGAGGAGTGCGAGGGCGGCCTTGAGGAGTTCTTTCTGGTCGCTGTGGAAGGCGTATTCGTCGAGGATGACGCGGCCTTGCTTGCCGCGGAGGTTGCGCGGGGCGGAGGACAGGGCTTCGATGCGCCAGCCGGACTGGAAGCGCAGGGTGTAGATGAAGATGGATTTTCGTTCGTCGCCGTCGTTCCAGACTTCTTCGTGCTCGGAGATCTGCCCGGCGGCGAGGCTGTAGGCGGCGGCGAAGGAGGCGCAGTCGGCGATGAACTCTTGCGCCATCTCTTTCATGTAGCCGATGTAGAAGGCGTTCATGCCGTTGGCGCTGGCGGCGAGGAGTGCGGTGTCGGCGGCTTCGCCCCAGGAGAGGCCGATGCGGCGGCTCTTTTCGATGACTTTGACCGGGGCTTTGTCCCTGGCCCAGGCCTGCTGGTAGGGCAGCAGGGCCATGGGGGTGCGGGCTTCGCGCGGTTCGGCCTGGCCGGCCGGGGCGTTAAGTTGGGGCGGCATGGGGGGCTATTTGACGCCGAGGATCTTGCTTCTGATCTGGTCGGCGGATTCGTCGGAGAGGCCGGCGGCCTTGGCGGTTTCGACGGCGCCGGCGGCGCGGGCCTGGGCGCGGAGTTCTTCGAGGGCGGCGGCCAGGGGTAGCTTGCGGGCGATGGCCCAGGCTTCGAGGATCTCGGCGAGGACGATGCCGCGGGCGGGGGCGACTTCGGCGGTGAAGGCGATGAGGGCCTTGATGGATTCGAGGGTGATGGCTTCGGCGCTGACGTCGGGCATGAAGCTCTTGGCGGCGGCGCGCAGCTTGGCGATGGTGTCGCCGAGGGTGGCCATGGCTTTGACGCCTTCGAAGGGGTCTTCGGCGTCGGCGGTTTTTTCCAGGAGTGATTCGCAGCGCATGAGGCCGGCGGCGATGATGCGGCCGAGGGCTTGCTCGATGCCGCCGCCGGCGACGATGAGGCTGGCGGCGCGGAATTTGTCCCAGTCGTCGCCGGCGTCGCGGGCGGCGCGGTACCAGTTGCGGGCGGTGCCGGGCGGGATGCCGACCTGGTCGGCGGCGTGTTCGAGCGGCAGGCCGCCGATGTAGGCGGCGCGCAGGCGGGTGCGGATCTCGGGGCTGTGGGCCATGTCAGGGGAGTTTCCGCGTGCCCTGGGCGGTCTCGCGGCCTTCCTGGGTGAGGGCGACGGTGTCGTTGACCTTCTGGATGAGGCCGAGGTCGTGGAGGTTGTTGAAGTCCTGGCGGACGCGGTCGAGGGTGACGACGACGCCGTGGACTTGCTCGAGTTCGTCGCGCAGTTGCCGGGCCTGGCCGGCGCCGCCGTTGAGGAGGAGCGAGACGAGGAGGCTGTTGGCGCGCTTGCGGTCGGGTTCGGTCATGGCGGTGTGCCTGGTGGCGGGTTACTGGATGTGCTTGTTGACGAGGGTGCGCAGGAGGTCGGTCTGGGTGTTGTTTTCGCCGATGAGGACGTTCACGTCCCTGGCCAGGCCGTCGATGCGGGTGTAGATGGCGGCGAGATCCTTGTGCGTGGGGGCGCTTTCGAGCGTGGTTTCGATGTGCTGCAGGCGGTTGTCGTGCTCTTCGTACTTGTCGATCAAGTGTCCCTCCACGGTGGTGACCCGCTGGTCGGTGGCGATGTTCTTGCGGACGAGCCAGATGGCGAATCCGAGGCCCCAGGTGAGCAGGAAGTTGGCGATGGTGATGTACGGCAGGAGGGCCTGAACAGTGTCCATGGGGTGTCTGGTCCTTTCATCTTGTTGTCGGGTGGGCGGCACGGTGGAGGCCGCGCTCGAGTTCGCGCGCGCAGTCGATGCAGGTGTCGCAGCCCTGGTCTGCGAGGGCCAGGCGGCGGGCGGCGGGGATGGGTTCGCCGCAGACGGCGCATGGTGGGTCGTCGTCGGCTGCCGGGGTGTCGCCGTCGGTGAGGGCTGGCCAGTCGGCGTTGGGGCGGCTGGCGCGGGCGAGGCGGCGGTGGTGGTCGGCGATGGCGTCGTCGCGGAGTTCTTGTTCGCGGGCGGCGGCGAGGTCGGCGAAGTCGGGCATGCTGGGGCTCAGGCGGTGCGGACCGGGAGGGTGGCGGCGAGGACGAGGATGCGGCCGGATGGCGCGAGGGTGGCCTGGCAGCGGACGAGGTAGTTGGCGCCAGCCTGGCCGCCGGTGACGGCCTGTTTGATGAGGCCGCCGGCGATGATCGGCGACCCGGACAGGGTGAGGTCGATCGGTGCGTCGTCGGCGCCGGAGAGGAGCGCAGTGGAGGTCTGCGCGCCGGTGATGGTCTCGGTGGCGTCGAGCGCTGCGGTGTAGTCCCAGGTGAGCACGATGACTTCGGCCGGGTCTTTGGGGTCGAGGGTCTTGCGGCTCATTTCTGGGCGTCAGCAGGCCAGAGGAGCGTCCAGCGGCCGCCGGGTGCGCTCGTGGTGGTCCGGCGGCCTGGTGCCTTGAGGATGTACCGGATGTCGGTCTTGAGGTCGCGCGCGATGCCGCGCCAGGTGATGGGCGCGCGCCATGGGAGGTGTGGCCGCCAGGTGGTGGGCATGATCAGGGGGCGCTGGCAGGGGCTGCCGAGGCTGCCGCGGCATCCTGCAGTGCGGCCGATTCCATTGCGAGCGACCAGAGGATGGCGTACAGCTCGCCGTGGGTGATGGTCTGGCCAGTGAGCGCGCCGGTCTGTGGGTCGCGCAGGGCGAGGACCGCCGCCGGGTCGTTGAATTCGCGCAGGGTCGAGCCGGCCGGGGTGGCGATGGTGGTGCCGTCACCGAGCGCGACGCGGTCTTCCCAGTCGTAGCGGATCCACGGGGTCCTGCCGAAGGCGTTGTCGAACTCTCCGTGGCAGCTTCTCCGCCACTTTTGGCCGGTAACGTTCGATTGTCGGTAGTCTGGTTCAGACATTGTGGATTGCCTCTTGTCAGTTGATCACGATGAAATTGACGCGGGTTTCGGCCGTCGCCGCGGCATTTGCGGTGAGCGTGAAACTGCCGGCCGCGGCGACGGCCACAACGGATTTCATCGTCGCGTCGGCCGTGGCAACCGTGGCGACGATGATGCTCGCGGTGGTGACGCGGTTGTTGGTGACGACGAGCGAGGTCGCTCCGGCGGCAAAGTTGACGCTCCCGACGGTCTTGTTGATCGTCTGCGCGCCGGTGGTGCCGCCCGCGGTGACGGTCTTATCGAGGATGATGTCGCCGAATATTTGGCATTTGGTGACCGCGGACGAGCCGAGGACGCAGCTATTGCTGCCGATGCCGACAGCTGCGTATCCAAAAACGTTTTCGTTGGTGACGGCGTCCGCGGAGGCTTTTGTCGATGCACCGACATAGACGCTGTTTGCCGATAGCGTGTATGTCGTCGATCCGTCAGCGATATAGCGCGCGGCGAAATATCCTACGGCGACAACCGACGCTGGGGTTTTCAGACCGTATCCAGCAAAAGCGCCTACAAAAGTGCTGTATATCGGATTAGCTGAAAGGTAGCCTGCTGCGTACCCAGCAAGCAGTGATGATACGCCGCCAATGACAGTGCGCCCTGCATCACTCCCTATTACCGTCATGCCAGCCGCGTCGACTGCGCTCCTGAGGGATGTGTTACCAATTGCCACGTTGTACGGCGATACTCCCGACACCCTGAATTCAGTGCCAGTAGTGTCTGCGCTGTCTGACAACTTTAGATGCGCAGCGAAGCTACCGACCGTGACGGCGTAAATTTCAACGTAATCTATCGATCCGGCAAAATCGCTACTCGGATCAAATACCAGCCCTGCGCTGCTGCCAGCGGATGCCACCAAGCCGCGCTTGTAGGTCGCAGAGGAGGTGAAGGTGGTTGTGATACCGCTGTTGTAGACCACATCGCCGCCGAGTGTGACTGTGACACTGCCTGCAGTCCTCGTCAGCGTGAACCGCACTACGTACAGCGTCCCGCTCGTCGTCGCGAATGCCTGCGACAATGTGCTGGCACTGCCTGCCGTGTGCAAAGCCGTTCCGGCAGACCATGACCAACTGCTGCCAGAGTCTGTCCATCCAGACAATGAGCTGGTGAATCCGCCATTGGTCACAAGGGAGGAGCTGAGGGTAGCGATTCCGGACCCGCCTTTGATCGACACCGTGCCCCCAGTCGGCGCAATCGTCAGCGTCCCGGTGCTGGAAACAGTCTCCGACGAATAGTTGGACGCGTCGTAGCCCAGCCGCAGTTGCTCAGTCGTCGCGACCGCGTGCATCTTCGCCGACGGCGTCAGCGTGCCGATGCCGAGGCAATTCGCTGCTTCGTCGTAGGCCGAGGTGCCCAGGAGCAGCTTGCCGCGCGTCGCGTGTGCCGTGGTCTGCAGCGTGAGGTTTTCTCCAGAGGCCGTGCCGCCGATCAGCGTCTGCCCGCCGGAGACCCCGGCCAGGCGCGCGAAGACGCCGTTCAGGGCCGCCTTGAGGCTGGCCCACGAGAATCGCCGGAGGATGCCGCCCGCAGCCGAGTCGCTCAGGGCAAGGCTGTCGGCGTCAACCGGCGTGGCCTTGTCGGCAGCGGCGGCGATCAGCGTGCCGGCGGCCGCTTGCGTGGCCGGCAGGGCGGCGTTGGCGGTGGCTTCGGTGGCCTCGACGACGTCGCACAGCTCGTCCCAGACGCGGTCGAGCTCTGTGCCTGGGGAATCCTGGTAGTCGGTCGGGCCGGGCCTCGGTAGGGGGGTTGGCATGGCGTTACATCTGTCCTGTCCTGGTGGTCGTCGTGATCGCTGTGCTATCGCCTGCAGTGCAGCCAGGCTGACCGTGTGAGAGTGCGATCAGCCTACGCGGTCGGGCTGGCCCTGGCAGCTAAAGCGCTTTAGCTTCCGGCCAGCGCGGACGTGGTCAGAACAGGGCGCCCTGGGATTTCTTGACGGCGGCGGCGCGGACGGCCTTGATGATCTGGTAGATGCGCATCTCGGTGAGGCCGTGCTTGCGGGCCAGGGCGGCGTGGTTGCGGCCGTTGAATTCGGCCCAGATTTGCCGGTCTCGCTGGGATAGTTCCCAGCCGGTGCCCTTGGGGATGTACTGGCTGCTGCCGGACCAGTGGACGCGGATGTGCTCGGCGACGTGGGCGCCGATCTCGGCGGCGCGCTCGGGCGCTACGCCGAGTTCGGCAATCTTGACGGCGACCTGGTCGGCGAGGTCGGCGAGGATTTCCGGGTAGGCGGATTTTTCGGCTTTTTCGTCGGTCATGCGGCGGCGTCCGGTGTGATGTAGGCGCTCTGGTAGAGGCCTTTCTCGGAGTGCCGGCGGCGCCTGGTGAGGCCGCCGGGGTGGGTGTTGAAGGCGCGATCGTCGAAGCGTGACCATTCTTCGTAGGCTGCTCGATGGTCGCCGGCGTTGATGTGGGTGCGCAGCCGGGAGCGTTCGTAGGCGAGGAGGCCGACGTCGTAGAGGAGGCTGCAGATGGCGTCCCAGGCGCGCTGCGGGAGGGGGATGGGGGTGGTGGCGCCGAGGTAGATGCCGATGAGGTGGCAGTCTTGGGCGAGGAGGAGTTCGGCCTGGGTGCGCGTGACGATCTGGGCATCGGACGGGCGCAGCCGGTGCCCGTAGCCGATGGCCAGATAGCCCCGCCAGTGGTGGTATGGCCGCGGGGACCAGGGGTCGTAGTGGCGGATGAGGTCGAGGCCGTGGCGACCGATGGTGGGGCGAGCGCCCGCGCCGGCGGGTGGCTGGTGCGGGGGGTGCGGCGCGGGCGTGGGCACGGTCAGGGGGCCTTTCCGGGAGCGGCGGCGAGGGTGCGGCTGACGAGGCCGGAGAGGGTGCGCAGGGGCCAGAGCGCGGGCCTCAGGAGGGTGTGGACGAGGCGCTCGATGGCGACGGCACGGAGCTGGCCGGGGTCGGCATGGGCGAGGAGCGGCCGCGGGGTGTCGCGGTATGCCCCGTCGCACCGGGACGGCGGTGCGACAGGGCACAGCTCCGGGGCGGGATCGTGCAGGGCGCGGCGGATGAGGGCTGCTGGGGTGCGGGCGGCCATGATCAGAGGCTCCGGATGTCGACGCGGTCGCGGAAGGGCTTGGCGAGGATGAGTCGGGCGCGGCGGTGTCCGCCGACGAGGCGGGTCTGTTCGGGGTCGCGCAGGTTGAGCTGCATGACGCGCGTCTTGCCGGTGCGGGCCTTGAAGGTGCCGAAGCCGGGGACCTTGACGGCGTGGTCTGAGGCACGCAGGGATTCGGCGACGATTTCGGCTGCGGCTTCGAGGACTTCCCTGGCGGTGGCCTTGTGGATGCGGGTGACGTTCTGGATGGCTTGCAGGAGTTCGCTGGCGTTCATGTCGGGTCTCCGATGTGGTTGGTGGGGGTGGTCAGAGGAGGTCGTCGGTGGAGTCGACGGTTGCGGTGGGGATGGTGTCGAGGTCCTGCCGAGCCTGTTCTGCGATGGCCTGCAGCTCGCGGACCCAGAGGCGCGCGACGCTGAAGTCGAGCGGGCGGGCGCGGCCGGATGGGTCGATGGCGCGGAAGGTCGGCGGCTTGGCGCCGTTGTGGGCGATGGCGAGTGCGGCGAGGGAGGTGAGGACGATGGGTAGGCCGTTTTCGTGCACGGTGATGAGGTTGGCCCAGCTTCCGGCGGTGTTGATCTGGATGCGGAGGAGCCGGGCGGTGGCCTGGGGGTCGGTGGTGGTGGTGGTGGTCATGCTTGGTCGGGTCCGGTGGTGGATTTGGTGGCGACTGGCTGGAGCGGGATGAGCTGGCCGGGCTGGATCATGCGCAGGTCGGCCTGTGCTGGGCGGAGGACCTGGTACTTGTCTTCATCTTTGCTGGGGGGCCATGCGCGATCGACTTCGACGGCGCCGGACATGGCGCGCATGACTGCGAGTCCGTCGGCCATCGGCATGGCGTAGCGGATTCCCAGGGCGATGGTGACGACGCACATGGCGGGCTGCGGCTTGCCGGCCGGCTGTCGTTTGCTGTCCAGCAGGGGTTTGCCGGCGGCGACGCGGGTGGCGGGGGCAGTCATGCGGCCTCCGGTCCGGTGAGGTCGGCTTCGAACGGCGTTACAACGAAGTCTTCGATCTGGGAGATCTTGATTCCGGGGATGAGGGCGACGGTTTCTGGCTCGTTGAGGATGGCTTCCTTGTTGATCTCGATCTTGGTGCGCAGGAAGCGATCGAGGCGCAGGCGCTGGAGGGCGTCGCGGACGGATTCTTCGCCGGTGATGCGCACGCTGGGCGGCCGCGTGCGCCAGCAGACGTCGCCGGTGGTGAAGCTGTGGGTCTTGGTGCGGCCGTGCTGGGTGAGGAGCTCGCGGTTGGCCTCGCAATAGGCCTGGACGCCGCGCTGGGCGGTCTCGATGCGCTGGCGTGCGGGGTCGGCGAGCTGCTCCCAGCGTTCCTTGATGCGGGCCAGTTCGTTGTTCATTTCGGCTTCGAGGACGGCGAGCTCTCGGCTGTCGATGCCGATCTCGGCGATGAGCTGGGCGACTTCGTCGCGCGTCTGCGGGACGGTCTGGGCGGCGACGGCTTTGAGGCGGGTCTTGGTGCGGGGTGGCATGTGGGTCCTTTCAGGTGAAGAGGCGGTGTTCGGTGTAGCCGTCGCTGTTTTCGCGCTGCTTGGCCTTGCATCTGGCACAGATGCGGATGCGGCAGCGGTCGGGGCTGTCGAAGTGCTGGTCGCAGCCGCCGAGGCAGCGGACGCGGCCTGCGCGATCGCCGGGCCTGGATTGCTCGGCGGCGTTGCGGCGCTCACCAGCGGAGGTGCCGTGTCGGCGTGGGATGATGTGTTCGCCCAGGTTGTCGCGCAGCCGGACGATGCGGGTGGCGACGGTCTGCCTGGGCATGCCGAGCCGCTTGCCGATCTCCAGGTATCCGAGGCCTTGGCTGAAGAGCTCGAGGAGCTGCCGGTCGACGTGGTTGACGGCGTCCATGGTCTTGGCGATGGGGACGCGCCCGTAGTTTGATTCGAAGACTGGCGGCTGGCCGGGCGGGACGAGGGTGTTGATGTGCGCGGCCCGACCGGCGATGGTTCTGGGGTGCGCTCCGAGCTTGCGGGCGATGGTGCTGTAGTCGAAGCCGTCCCGGAACATGGCGACAATCTGGCGATCGAAGTCGCCGATGGCTTCGAGGCTCTTGGGGTACGGGATCCTGCTCATGCGCCAAGAGGTCACGGTTCGATCCTCCAGGCGCGGTCGATGGCGATGCGCCAGGGGCGGCCGAGGTAGCGCCAGATGATCCAGGCGCGGATGAGGCGCCGCCAGGTGCGGGCGAGGGTCTCGAGCCAGCGGGCATCGATGAGGACGGCGGCGAGGAAGAAGAGCACCACCGGGGCGTAAGCGATGGCGCACCAGCCGATGATGGCGGCGGCTGTGGGGTCGGCGATCATCAGTGCCCTCCTCTGGTGTCTTCTTCCCAGACGATCAAGACGCCGGTGGAAGGGTCTCGGGCCTGGAAGGTCTCCCAGCGGCTGATGGCGTCGGCGCGGTGGCCGGCGCTGTGGGTTTCGTCACGCAGCATTTCGCGCAGCCGCGGGGTGCCGCGGACGTGGACGCGGGCGCCCTTGAGGCTGGAGCAGGCGAAGGCGAGGACCTGGACGGCGTTGCGGTCGAGCCAGCGCAGCGTGCGCTCGAGCTTGGCCAGCCAGGCGGCGAAGTCGCACTGGGTGCCGCGGTAGTGTGCTGGCTGGTGGTCGGCGATGGCGTCGGGGAGCAGTTCGGGGCGGCGGCTGGGGATGGGGATGATGTGGGCGCTCATGCGGTCACCTCTGCGGCGGCGGTGGCGGCGGCCTTGCGCAGGCGGCTGCGCTGGGTGTTGGCGAGGGCGATGGCGACCCGGTACAGCTCGTCGTAGCTGCACATTTCGAGCCGTCGTTCGATGCCGCCGGACTGCCTGGAGGCGACGCCTTCGGCGTAGGCGCGGGTGGCGCCAAGGGCGGTGCAGGTGGCGGCAATCTTGCGCAGCAGGGGGCGCTTTTCCGGGGTGGCGCTGGCTATGAGGTCCCAGTCACCGGGAGGCGCGGCGACGGATGCGCCGACGCTGGCGCTGCGGGCGCCGAGGACGGAGACGACGCGCGAGAGGGCGGCGAAGTCGAGGTCTGCGGCGCTGCGCTGGCCGCTGAGTCCGTGCAGGATGTCGCGGTATTCGTCATCACTCCAGCGGCGTTCGTGCTTGATGCAGTGGAGGCGGGCGAGGAGCTGGCCGCGGGTGGTGCCGCTGCTGCGGCGGGCGGTGGGTGCGGTTTTCATGCGGGGGTGCCCTCCTCTTCGGCGCCGAATTGGCTGAACAGGTGGTAGCTGCCGCGGTGGTCGTTCTCGACGGCGACGTCGAGGATGGTCTGCAGGGCATCGTGCAGGGCGGCTTTGTGGATGCGATCGGGGACGTCGCAGAGGACGGCGGAGAGGACTTCGGCGATGTCCTGCAGGGCCTTGACGTGGTCGATGTCCATCCTCGGCTGGATGACGGCCAGGGTGGCAGCTTCGCGGCCGGCGGCCATGGTGGTCTGATGGTTGGCGTTCACTTTGTTCCTCCTTCGCTGGTGGCTGGCTGCGTGGGTTTGTGCGGGCAGGTCTGGCAGACGCGGCGGTTGTCGAGGGCGGCGGGGTCCCAGGTGGGGACGGGGCCGCGGGTGATGGCGATGCAGTGGTCGATCGAGACGTCGGCGCCGAGGTACGGGCAGTGGTGACGGTCGTAGACGGCGAGCACCTTGGCGGCGAGGCGCTGCGGGCTGGCGGGGTAGGTGCCGGAGAGGACGAGACTCAACTGGGTGCGGCTGACGCGCTGGGCGCCAGCGGCGAGGAGGCGATCGACGACGCCGGCCTTGCCGCGCGGTTCTTCTGCGACGGCTTTTTCCAGGAGGTGGAACCAGCGTTCGGTCATGTAGGGCTGCTGGGTCGGCATCAGAGCACCTCGCCGGCGTCGATGGATTCGGCAGCGGCGTCGGCCCCTTCCGCCCAGACGATCTGGTGGATGTTGGGGTCGTAGATGGCCTTGAGCCGGGTGATCATGGGGGCGCGCGGTTTGTCGCGGTGGGCGGTGGCGACGCGGTAGGTGGCCGGGGTGCCGCCCCGGCCGGTGCCTTTGCCTTCGGCGAGGGTTTCGAGGTAGCCGGCCTTGGCGAGGAGTCCGCACCAGGTGCGGGCGGTGGTGCCGCGAACCTGGGCGATTTCGGCGATGAGGTCGGCGGTGAAGCTGTCGAGGGCGGTGGCTCCTGCCCACAGGGCTTCGGTGCCGCGGCCCTGGGTGATTTCCTGGCCGTCCGGGCGCACGCGCGGGGCTTCGACGCCGTTATCTTTTGCCAGGAGGTAGACCCGATTCACGCCGATTCGGCCAGCGGCGATGCCGGGTACGATCTGGATGTGGCCGGCGGCGAGCCAGCCTTTGAGGGCGTACCGGACGGGGTCGACTTCGACCTTGGCGGCGCGGGCGATGCAGTCGACGGTGAGGTATCCGTCACCTTGCCAGGAGAGGCGGCGAATGGCTTCCCAGATGCGCTGCCGGCGGCTTTTTCCGCCGACGAGTTCGAGGATTGCGGGCTTGCGGGCCATCAGCGTGCCCTCCTCTTGACGTCGGGGAGCTGCAGGGCGGGGGCGGCAGCGCTGCTGTGGCTGTAGTGCTGCCAGGTGGCGAGGTCGACGGTGTCCCAGCCAAGCCCAAGGGCTTCGTTGTGGATGAGGCCGAGGTTGTTGTTGACGCGCCGGACGCTGCCGGCGGCGATCTCTACGAGGTGTGCGAGGAGGTCGTCGGCGAAGGTGAGCGCGGGGTATTTGTGGCGCGCGAGGGTGCGGGCGTCGTCGAGGCCGACGGCTTCGGCATAGATGGTGTCGAGGACGCGGCCGTCGAATTTTTCCCAGCGCTTGAGCTTGCCGGGCAGGGATTCTTCGCCGATGAGGATGATGCTGGCGCGGCTTTTCTCGTAGATGGAGAAGACGCTCATGACCAGGCCTTTTTCGATGGCGAAGTCGAATTCGTCGATGATGAGGGTGCGGCGGCTGCCGTTGAGCTGGGCGCCGACGAGGTCGGCGAGTTCGGCGGTGGTGCCGCGCGGGGCCTGGCCGTTGGTCTCGAGGCCGAGGGCGCGGCACATGGCGATGAGAAGCGACTTCTTGGTGACGAAGTCGTCGAGCTGCAGGTAGTAGGCGCGGTGCCTGGCCTTGGCCCAGGCTGCGGCGACGCTCTTGCCGTAGCCGCTGGGGCCGCTGACGACGATCATGCCGGGGTCCGAGATGCTGCGGGCGCTGAGGCGCTGCAGGGCCTGTTCCATGACGCCAATGTTGGCGAGGGGGGCGATCTGGCCGGCGCCGGTGGTGGGGAGGTGGGCGACCGTCTTGGCGGGGATGCTTTCTTGGGTCATACTGTGGTTCCTTTCTCGTGAAGAGGGCGCCGGCGGAAGCCGGCAACGGCCCGCGGCGGTTCCTACCCGCCGCGGGCTTCTTTTTGCGCCCCTGCGAGTGCGGCCTGGGCGCGGTAAATGGAGCTCTGCGGGAAGCCGCTCCAGAAGCGGCGCTGCCAGGCTTCGGGGAGGGTTTCCGGGTCGCCTCCGGCGGCTTGTACGAGGGCGTCGTAGTCGAGCCAGAGGGCGTATTTTTCGGCGGCGGTCATGCCTTCGAGCGGGGTGGCGTGCGCGCGGGCGGCGGGGTGCTGGGTGACGTTGGCGGGCAGTTCGGCCATGGCGGCGCGGGCCTGCGCGGAGAGCTGCGCGGCGCGACTGGTGGGCCGCGGGCCGGCGATGGCGGCAGCGGCTTTCGCTGCTTCTGCGAGGCCGTCGCTGTGGTGCGCAGCCTTGCAGCCGAAGTGGGCAGTGACGAGCTTGCCGGCGGACCGGGCGGCTTCGGCGAGGTGGCGCCGGACGACGTCGTCGGTACTGGGGAGGCCCTTGGTGGCGGCCTTGATTTCGGCGCTCTGGGCCTTGATGCGCTCGCGCTGCATCTGGCTGGCGGCTTCGGCGATCTTCTGGCGATCGACGCCAGTGCGCTCGGGGGCCTCGGCGATGCAGAGGAATTTTCCGCGGTGGTAGACGATGATGCGGCCGAGATCCGGGGTCTCGAAGATCTCGACGGGGCTGCCCATGTCGATGGTGGCGAGCTCGGGGGCGATGAACCAGGTGTTGTCGAGGGCGATGCCCTTTTTCTGCAGGGTCCGCTGGCCGCCGCCTGCGGGACGGGCGAGGAGGATGTCGAGGGCGCGTTCGTCGGCGATGCGGCGGGTCTCGCCGGTCCAGCTCGCGGCCTTGGCGTGGGGGCTGAGTCCGGCAAGAGCGCCGTGCGGGCGTTGCTCGTAGATGCCGGCGATCCACTGGTCGATGGTGGCCTGCATCTGGCTGCCGGTGAGGGCGGCTCCGGTGGCGGCGAAGTCGATTGTTTCGCCGCGTTTGGCGAGTCGGGCGGCGAATGATTCTCTGGAATCGATGGCCTTGCGGTCGGCTACGGAGTGGCCGGCGAAGCTGGGCAGGAGCTCGAGGATGCTGTGGTTGAGGGTCTTGATGGCGCGCTCGACGTGCGGCTTTTCTTCGGGGCTGAACGGGGCGGTGGTGAGGTGGGTGATGCCGAGGGCGGCGAGGACGTGCCGGAAGTGGTCGCTCTGGTAGTCCTGCCCGTTGTCGGTGACGATCTCGGCGGGGACGCCCCAGGCGAGGAGCGCGGCGCGCAGGGCGAGGCAGTGGGTGACGGTCTTGGGGGTGCGCGAGACGATGATGAGGATGCGTCTGCTCCAGACGTCGACAATGACGGAGACCGTGTAACGCCGTTTTTTGCCGTCGGCGTCGATCAGGAGCCAGTCGGCCGGGGTGGCGTCCATCTCCCAGCGCTGATTGAGGGCGGTGACGTCCTCGGAGCGGTTGCCGAAGGCGAGCATGGTCTGGTTCTTCCATGCGTCGGGGTTTGTGGCGCGGAGGTAGAGGTCACGGTGGTCGGCGATCCAGGCCTGCTGGAAGCGATGAACCTGGCCGTATGTGGGCGGGTTGAAGAGCTGTTCGCCGGTCTCTGGGTGGGTGGCTGCGGTGACGAGAAGGTTGAGGAGCTGCTGGGTGCGGATGCCGGGCTTGTCGAGCAGCATCTTGGACGCGGCGGCGGCCAGGAGCGGGGCGGCGTTGAAGGCGGTGCTGCCGCGGCGTTGCCGGGCAGCGCTGCGACGATCGACGAGGGCGTCGAGGTGGCCGCGTTCGTATTCGTATACCCAGCGCTGTACGGAGCGCGGTGATACTTGAGGGAAGGCTTCGCGGATGGCTTCTGCCATCGGGATTTCCCGCGCATTGTAGGCGTCGGCGTATGGGAGCCACGATGCGGAGCGCTGCATCGGCTGCGCCTGGACGAACCATACCTGCCAGCCTCTGGCAATCTCGGAACGGGCATTGAGGGTGAGCGATGCGCGCTCGGAGAGCCCGGCCAGATCGCGAAGGATGGCTTCAGCCTGGTCTTTCCTGGCGGATTCGTCAGCCGCCTGGCGGGCTTTGATGTCGGCCAGGGAAGAAACGAGCGCGGCCAGGATCTGCTGTTCGCAGGCCGGGGCGTCTATGGCCTCGAGGGCGCGGTCCTTGAGGCGGATGAGCCTGAGGATGGGGGCTGGTGGAGTGTATTCATAGCCGCCACCGCGGCCGGTTCTCGGCCTGCTTGGCCATGATTCACGCCGGACAAGCTCAATCCAGTTCTTCTTGGCTTTGGGGTAGCCAGGGAGGTTCATGGCCGCCAGCTCGGCGCAGGAGTAATGGGCGGTCATGAGTGGGCGGGGTCGCAGCAGAAGCCGAGCAGCTCGCCGGCAAGTGTTTCGCCATGCTGCTGGCCGTCGAGGTACTGCGCGGCTTCATGGCTGCCGTAGCGGTAGGGCATGGTGGGCGATGCGGCGCCATCGAGAAGCACAGCGAGCTTGGCGCGACAACCGGACTTGAAGGCGGCCGAAACCGGCCAGCACGGCGGGAAAGCCAGGCGCATCACGGCGTCGGCCTTGGTTTCTGTGGTCACTTGGTTCTCCTGGTCAGGAGGACGGCCTCGAGGGCGCGTTTACGGGCGGCGATCGCCTGCTGCTCCTGGTGCAGCTTGGCCCATTCGAGCAGGGCGGCGTCGTCTGAGGTGACGATCTGGCGGTTTCCGCGCTTCCTGGCGTACAGGGCCAGCAGGACGTCCTGGCCGATCGCGGCATCGAAAGCCATGGCACGGCGTAGGCTGATTTCTCTGCCCTCCTGCGCCTGGCTGGTGTAGCTGTTGAGGGTCGCCTCGCTCAGCCGCTCGCCAAGGTGGAAGGCCATCCGCTGCACGACGGTCTCGCGTGAAATGCCTTGCTTGATCCTGGCCGAGTCGAGCGCCTGGGTGATCGTCGCGGCGATTTCAACTGCGCAGCCGAGCCCACCAGGTTGATCTGGAGCAGCGCTGAACAGGTCGCGTTCGGACCAGTCGCCCATGTCAATTCGCCTGGTCCGTTTCGACCAGCGCGGCGTCGGCCGCGCTGCTAGACTTCAGGTTGCCTAGACGCCTCCAGAGACGCCTGTTGGTGCGTAGCAGTTCGGGGTCGTAGCGGCTTGGCCAGATGTCCTCTGGGCTGGTATCGAGGGCAACGGCTATGGTCCGTTCGACCTTTGGATAGGGCACGCGCAGCGCGCGCTTGATCACCGAAGGATCAAGCCCGTAACAGCCGGCCAAGGCGACCATCGAGCCGTATTTGGCACGGATGCGGTACTTGATGTACTCGCGGGACCAGTCTGGCTTGAGCTTTGCGGCGGGTCTTCGTGGCATGTCAACTGTCTCGTTCGGGATTGACTGTGCCAACTGTAACGCCGTAAGTGTAACGGTGTCAAGCGTAACACTTACGCGTGCCGCCGATTTTTAACGTTTCGCAGTAAAGAACGGTTTTTGCTGCGATTTTTGGATCTGTTACGCCATGACCGAGAACGTTACACTTCGTAACAGTTACACCGTCGCTGAGCTGGCCGGATTTGGTTTGCCTGGGCTTCCGAAAAGCAGGAAGAACTGGTATGTGCGGCTCCGAAAAGACCCGTGGCCGTTTATCGAAAGGCCAGGAAACGGCCCCGGTGGCATCGTCAAGGCGTTCATTCCGCCGCCAGACGTACAGGCACTGATCGACGCGATGAGTGACGGCGCGGCAGCTGTCAGCGAAACGGCTGTGGCGGTGGATTCGGCTGACGCGCGATGGCAGGTCACGTCGACCAGACCGCCTGAGTACGCGGTAAACAGGCCATTTCGGGCCGGTTTGGTGGACGCGGAACTGCTCGGAAAGGTGTCGGTCGCGTGCTCAGCGGTGCTTGGCAGGGACTACGACGCGGCTCCGGCCGGCGACCAGGCCGTCGCCGCGGCAGGGGTCTATAACGCGCTCTTGCAGATGGTTGCCCACCTGCCCCGCGGCGCGGATGCTTTACGCCGGCTTGATCAGGAAGGGCTCAATTCACTGATGCAGCTGCTGCTGCAGATGGGAGTCATCCAACCGGTACCGAAGTCGCAAAGTGGAGGCTGATCGGCCCGGGATCGGTGCGGAATGTGGCAATCCTGCGCGGAGCCGGCGTGTTTTGTGCCAAACCCGAAACGCAGGCGATTCAGCAGCGCAAACGGCTGCAACGCCCACGGCACAAGGCTTTGCGGCCTGCCGGCTGCCTTCCTGAGCCTTGCCGGTCGTGTGCCAAATGCCCCACTCCCTCACAGCGA